GTTCCATTACTTGAATCAATGTAAAGCATTACCGCATCTTCACCATCAAGTTCACCACTGTTGACTTTATCAACAATATCTTGAGCTTTTGTTAAAGCACTTTCTGCATCTTTTTTTGCTTGTGTTGAATTAGTTAATGCATTGTTAGCAGCATTAGTAATGTCTTTCCCTTCAGCTTTTGTGATGTAAGATTCAGATACACTAAGCTTAATTCCATCAGTCGCTACTTTAATCTGAGCATCAGTTTCAGTTTTAGAATAATAGTTGTTAGCAAGATCATCCTTTACACCATCAACTTTATCGCCAACTTCCGTAATTGAACTTGCCTGTATAGTAATCTGCTTTGCATTTTGTTCAATTTTAGTTGTGTTTGAAGTAACTTTGTTTGTTAGTTCTGCAAGGTCTTTCTGAGCTTTATCTGCATTGGCTTTAGCAGTATCTGCAGTTGTTTGTGCAGCCTTAGCATTGTCGATTGCAGTCTGTGCATTACTTTGAGCAGTAGATGCATCAGTTTGAGCTTTCTTTACTGCAGTTTCTGCATCAGTTAAACGAGTCTTAGCATTTGTTATTTCTGTTTCACTTGCATCAACTCTACCGGTTACTGTTTCTAGATTAGCTTTAGCATCTGCTAACTCTTTGTTGGCGTTGTCTAGATTAGTCTGAGCACTGTCTGCTTTCTTTTTAGCTTCATCCGCTAAAGTTTGAGCATTCTGAGCGTTGCCTAAAGCTTTATCCGCTTGAGCTTGAGCATCTGTTGCTTTCTTTGTTGCATCAGTAATATCTTTCTGAGCTTGAGTTGTATCAGACTGCAGCTTTTCAATCGAACTTGCTTGAGTAGTGATTGAATCGGCATTTTGTTTAATCTTTGTATTCAAAGAACCTTCAATCTGAGTCAATGCACTCTTAGAAGCATAAGTTTGTGAAACTGTAGTCGACAACTCACCGACCTTCTTTTCGATCTCAGTACTTACATCTGCATGAATAGATTTTGATTCAGTAGTTAAATCAACCTTTGTAGCGTATGTTTCTTTTACTGAATTGATTTCAGTCGCATTAGCATTTGCTTTATCAACTGCACTTTGAATCTGTTTCTTTGAATCAGTAATATCACCTTTAATCGCATCAATCTGCTCTTGAGCTTTGCCAGTACTTGTATTTGCTTGTTCTGCTAACTTTTTTGCATCACTCGATTGAGTATTAGCCGTACTAGCTAGTTGATTAGCTTTAGTTGCATCTGCCTGAGCTTGTGTTGCTTTATTGACTGCTTCTTTAGATTGAGCATTTGCCTCTGATACTTGTGTATGAATCTCACCAATTTTTGCATCAATTTCATTCCAAGTGTTGTCAAAAATAGCTTTGGTATACTTGATTTCACTTGGATTAGCATACGTACACTTCCAACGTTTCCAAAGAAACTTATCACTTTGATAAACCACATTACCAACAAACCACTCACCACCGATTAATTCGGTTTGAGAAGTCGAATAATAGAACTGTTCCTCGGCACTTACGAACGACTGACCATCTTCACCTTTAATTGTTGACCATCTGTATTTAGTTGGGTCTTCAGAACCATACTGTTTTGAATCTGAATACTGACCAATAAACTTACGATTTGAATCCGTCAAGCTAAAATCAACACGGCCATCTGAACTGTTGGCATAGGCAATATGCACATAAGCACTTGTTCCATTCTGACCGTCCTGTAATCGCATTACAGTGACTTCTGCGCTTGCTTTAAGTATTTCACCACTCATAGCTTTAAATCGGTACACGGCCTTTTCTGATAGGTCTGAGGCACTGACTGTGATTGTTTGGTTTGTTGATATTTGTACATCATCCTTGAACCATGTGATTGAATACTTAGATGTAATATCAACACCATCATCCTTGACTAATGCGGTCAATTTAGTGCTATCCGAATCATTCTTAAACAGAACGCCATTTGAAGATACAATTGAGCCTTCATAAACCTTTTTCAATTCAATCATCTTGTTCATTTCTGAAATAAGAGCCGAACTAATCTGCGATTGTTTTTCTTCAAAGTTATCAAATATCGTCTTGCACTTTTCTGAATCAGTAAAACAAATCTCTTGTTCAGTGATTCGTGCTTCTAAATATAAAGTAGGTGAATACTCTGCATCTTCAATCGTGAATGTATCACCAATATCACCATCAATATATGCGTCAACATCGTATGTAACTTTAGGGACACAGTTCTTTTTCAATTGTGCTAGCGCTTGACCATACAAGGTTTCAACATTTTCAGTTTCATAAGACCACATCTGCACTGCGTACATATCATTTGAATGATTTGTGATTAGCGTTGAAGGGAATCTGTCTCTAGATTGAGGGGCTAGTATATTGTTACCTTGAACTTTATACAAAACATTTCCATTCGAATCCTTAACAGTTCGGCCACTGATTGAGTTCAATTGTAATCCATTTGTTCCTGTTGGACGAATTGCAGTATATAGCTCAGTAATATCACTTGTTTTAGTGATTCCGTAAATGTTGTTTGGGTATCTCAAGATCGTACTGCGTTTATCTGTTCCCATCCCTTGAACACTATCTGAATGAGCACGATAAATATTCAGTACAACATTCTTCAATGAGTAATCATCATTTAATTGAGTTACGAACTCTAATTCTGCATCGAATACATTTGCGATTGAATACAATCGAGCTAATACGGTATCTGTACCTGTCCATTCGTGTGTAATCTTCTTATTTGATACTTCGTTTGTACCAATAACGAAAGAACGTTCAAATCCATACGCATTAATATACTCAACAAATGACATTGCTCTAGGCGCTTTATATGCATCCACATATTCATTCGTTAATTCTAAGCAAAGGCCATAGGCGGTAACAGATGTTGTGTCACCACCTTTTTCTACTGACATGATTGTCAAATGATAGCCTTTATTCTTTCTAGTAAAGCTTAATTTATTACCTTCAACTAAAAAGACTGCATCATCATGTGCAGTCATTGTAGTAAATTCAAATGTGTAAGATGAGCCTTTTAAATAAGTATGCAAGATTTCATCAAAATAATGCATAGCACTAGGCACAGTGTTATCAAGGAATGTTAATACCTTGTTATAAGGACTTAATACCGCGATTCTAATTTGTTCCATTATAACCATGCCTCCCTTATTCTAGCTTTCACTGTCGGCTTCGATTTTGACCAACTCGAGCACGTAGTCTTTATCTCTGTAGTTCCTACTGGTGCTTTAAAATACTTAGTTCCTAGCACCTCATCTTGAGGTCTACTCATTCCATTCACATAAACATGAGATGACTTACCATCAATCGTAATATTAGTACCATTGGGATACCTATTAGGAATATCTTTCCATTTTTCGACATTCATCTTTTCAAAGTCGATGACATCAAATCCAATCATAGACATGAATTTATTGCCGCCTCTATCACCCCATTGTTTCACTGCAATTTGAATCTTTGCACACTTCATGTTTTCAATCTCTGGGATGTAGAAGTTGTAGTATCTTGCCCAGAAGAAGAATCTAATGTTCGCTCCTTCTTTTAAAACATCGCAACTTCCCCATTTGTAATAAAATGGATTCTGAGCTTGTAAATGTGATGTTGTAAATTCCCAATTCTTCAAAACCTTACCATTTGCCCATATTTCATAGTGACCAGTATTACCGATTGCGTCTGTCTTGTACCAATTACATCCACAAATCAATTTATCATCTTCGGTCAAGAAGTTGATACACATTTCACCAGTCTGTCCCATAAGGCCCGCATAAAAACATAAATGAAACCAACAATAGAAATTCTGAGCACCACTTTTATCTCCACTTGAATCTGCAGGCAACACAAATGTTCTTAATCCACCATTCGCATTCCCTTTTTTTGTTCCAGCAGAGCCTAAACCTATAAATTTCTTATCGAACCAAGTGTGTTCGACTAACGTTCCATCCGTTCCATAACTTGGATGCATTACATCAGTACCGCCAATATCATCTGAACATTTATAAAAATCATCAATAGATGCTAACCATTCACTTTGTTTGTATGTCTCGCCATCCAATTCTTCGATTTTTCCGTACTGCATGATTCCTTCTTCTGATACCAAACCAATATATCCTGTTTCAGATGTTGTCTGAACATCATAATCAATACTAACTGGTACAGTTCCTTCATTGACAATGTTTAGCACTCCATCAGTTGCAGTAAATTCTTTTTCTGTGGTTGAATATTTCCTAGGGTCTGAGCAATAGATTTCAATCTCACCAATCACGTTGTTGCTTCCGCCATCAACCTGTGTATTTGAAGTCTTTGTTCCAATGAAATACTTATCGCTTTCATCATTGAAGATGACCTTAACTTGTTCACCACTCAACAATTTATTCATCTTGTTATAAGCTTCTCGAAATTCTCTGCTTCCTCTAGCTCTCAATTGATATTTAACAGTAATCGTTCTTGCAGGTGTAGTTTTATATCTGTAATAAGAACCATCCATTCCATCAATTTCTTGATCCGTAACTTCTGATTCCATTAACTCACGTCCTGTTACAGAAAGTGTTCGATAACCATCAATTTCATTTTCTAAAAATAAGCCATTGTATGACATGGCTTCTGTCGGTAGGTTAGTACCGACAATGCCACTGTTCACTGTATTTACGAATGCATACATTACTTGTTACCTCGCAATCTTTCGTTGAATTTAGAGTGTCTATCAAACTCATTCTGATTCGCTCTATATGTTGCACGTGCAAATTCACGATCATTGATATAAAGTGGTGTTTCAATTGTCAATTGAGCATTGTTCGTATATTCGTAATCAGGATTCATATCACTTACAATCCCTCCAAAAGCCATTTTAGGAGCATCTAACATTGGGAGATATAATAAGTCCTCTGAAGCTCTTTTTACGTCAGAATACATTGATTCAAGGCCTAGAACTAAACCTTTACCAATCCACATACCATCTTTTCTAGTAACTTTGGATGGAGAACCGATTTTCGCTTTTGCTTGAATAGCTGCATCCGCAGCTGCTGCTAAATTAGCGGCCGCAGATCTAACAGAACCTTCGCTCGCTCTTAATCCGTTTGCTAAACCTTGGCCAATCATCTGACCACAATAATATGCTCGTGATTGGCATGAATTGAATGCAGATAGAATTGATTGGCATGAACTTTTTGCAACTGATACACCTGTTTTAAGGCCACTCGATAAACCTTTAGTGAAGTTAGTTCCCATTGCGGTTCCTGATGTCGTTGCTTTTGCTTCTGCATTTGTCATTGCGGTAACAATCGCGTTAATAGAAGTTACTGATGCACTAGATGCACTTGTAAATGCGCTACTAATTGTTGATGCTACTGTAACTAACATCGCAATACTTGTTGCGGTAGCCATTACTGAGCTTGCAATAGGTGCAATAGCTCCTGCAAATGCAGTCATAGCTCCACTCGCAACTGTTAATGGTTCTGAAATTCCGCTTAATGAGCTTAAAGCATCTGATAATGATGGAATTGTTGCCGATAACGATTCGATTCCTGCTTGAGTTGATACGATCATTGTTAATGCGGTTGCTAATGCTATCATTGGAGCACCAATATCGCCCATTCCACTTGATGCAGTTGCAATAGCTCCAATTCCTACTGCTACCGCTCCTAGACTAGCTCCCATATCAATTAAGTTAAGGCTCGTAATAATCTTGATTCCATTTGCTAGTTGCTTGAAACCTTTACCTGCATTTAATGCAGACTGTCCAATAGATTTAATTACTCCTGATACTGAGTTTAAGATTCCACTTACTGTTTCACCAAATGATTGAATCACATTTGAAATTCCTTCAAAAACATCTTTAATAACTGGGCCAAAAGCAGATACAACATCTGCAACTCCCTCAAGAACCATTTGTAAACCTTCACCTTGTGAACCGACTAATGCCATAGCAGCACCAGTGGCAAGAATAGCCGCTGCCAACGCTAACCATGTAGTTGGCGGTACCATTGCAATTGCAGTTCCTAAACCTGTAAATGCAGTTGCTAAACCCTGGCCGATTCCTTGCGCTACTGTACTGATTGCAGTACCAAATGATTCAATAACAGTACCGACTCCTTCTAATGCGGATTTAATTCCATTTCCAAGTCCTTCGAATACATTACTAATTGCATCTCCTAGACCGGTAATGATTCCTTTCGCTCCTTCACACACAGAAGAAATAACATTTGAAATTCCTTCAAATGCTGAATTAATAATCTGAGCTGCTTTAGATGTTTTTTGTGCAGTTTGTATACTTGCATTTCCAATATCAGGTACACCACTTGAAGATGGGCTAGATGTTGGAGCACCTTCTGTACCTCCAATGCCTTTGATTTTATCCATGATTGATTTTAGCTTTGAATAGCCACTCTGTGCAGAGCCAACAACTCCCTTGATTGTGCTAGTTAATTTGCTACCAACTTTTACTCCAACAAACGCTCCGACTAACAATTTAACTGCACTCGCAAATTTCTTAACATCTTCTGTTTTCAGATTAGCTACAAAATCTGCAATCTTTCCTGTTACATCCTCTACTTTTGCAATGATATTTCCAATATCCTGTCCTAACTGTTCAAAGACTTTACTATCCTGTAACTTATCCATTACATTTCCGATAGCATCTTTGATTTTATCGAACATTGTGATTGCATTCTGTACGGCATCTGTTTTCATAAAGCCATCATAGAATTGCTTTATCATGTTTTTTGCATTGTTCGCTCTGTCTGCCAACCAATCCATAGCTTTTGAAACATTTTCCATGACTCCAGGTTTAAATTCCCATGTCAAACCATCATCTTTAGTTTCCATGATTGAATTTCTGAAATCATAGATTTTTGACTTGATCTTTTCTAGATTATCAACTAATCCTCCCATAGCTTTCGATTTCAACATGTTGTTCATAGCAGACATGAACCCTTGTTCAAGGTTCTGTACTGCACTTTTGATATTGGTCATGGACGTTTTAACACCTTTAGAAGCTTCTAATGCAGTTTCTGCAAATCCACCTGTTTCAGTATCACATTCAATCATTGCATCGTTTAACTGGTCAAATGTAATCGTTCCATTCTGCAAGGCATCATACAATTCATTTGCATTTCCACTCGCAATACCTAGTTTTTTTGCAACCTTTGTCAATGCAGGTGCCATTGTTTCCTGTAATGTTCTCCATGATTGCATATCTACTGTACCTTTAGCAAGCATCTGTGAATACTGTTGTAAACCACGCGATGCATCTGCAGAACTTGAACCACTTGCTAAAAACGCATGGTTCAATGCAATAGTAGTATCTGTAGCCTTATCAATATTACCTGTAACTGCCGCCAAAGACTTAGATGTAGTAACAACATCTGCTAATGATGTAGGTAGTCCTTGTACCGACTGATTTAACTTTGCGACACTCTTTTGAGATTGTTCAGACGCAAATCCCAAAGACTTCATAACTTTTGGATAGGATTGCATGGTATCAAATCTGTCTATAGCTCCATCAAGAGATGAACTTAGAACGTTCATAGACGTTCCTATAACTTTAGTGATTCCAACACCAGCCACAATAGATTTAACCCTATCGCCAAACGACTGACACGATCCTAAAGCTTTTTTCATTGTTGAGGACATATTCTTGTCGGTTGCCGACAATATAGCCTCGACACTAAAACTTTCTGCCATTGTTATCCCTCCTTCTTTTGTTCTTTTATGAACTGTGCTAAACCATCAAACTTGCTTTTCTTCTTAATACCCATAACTCTGTCCAACTGCTTTTGATAATCAAAGAATTTATCGAACTTCGTATATACAGGCTTTAACTTTTTACCTGCACGCCTTCTTGCTCGCGCTGTCATATTCAAATAGGCTTGCAAGTGTATTTCGTACTGTTTATCTACGATTTGAAGCTCTTTAGACTTCATTAAAAGCCGATATTCGTAAGGAGTAATATTGTTCACTTGCTCCAAACTTTTGAAGTCTAGGTATCTAAAACAAGTCATTACAACACGTTCATACATTTCTTCAAATGTTTCTTCTACTTCGTCTCTGCTTCCTGCGTGCTCACTAGTAGTTTCACTTCTTTCTTGCACACATTCGCTTGAGATAAAAAATTAATTACATCCTCAAAAACTTTGTCGATATCATCAACGTCTTCTAGATAATTTTCGACATCCGCTTTCTTTAATCTTGGTGTTTGTCCTACATTCATGTAGAAAATGCAATCTGCTAATGCATCAATATCACCATCAAGTATGCTTGCAACCATATATTTCAAGCCTACTTCTTTTTTCTTGTCTGTATTAGGCACATCTACAGTTACTTGTTTGTTTACCTCGTGCAAGAACCCAAATCCTGCTACTAATTTATAGATTTCTCCATTTACTTCAATTTCCATGTATTTACTCATTTAAAGTCCTCACTTTCTAAATACAAATATAAAAGGGGCAATTTCTGCCCCATCATGCGTTTACTCCGCTTCCTTAATTACATCCTTATAAATGTAAGATGCGATTTCCTGTTGCTCTTTAGTTACTGTTGCATATCCATCTGCACCATTTCCATTTGCTCCGAATGTTAAATCAACTTCAACAAATCCTTCTGCTTCTGATGAAATCGAGCATTCTGTTAAATATCCTTGGTAGTATTTGGCTTTAAACTTACCAGCATTTGTTTCAGTTCCTTCTTCCGCTAGGTTTACTTCCCAACATTCGACTAATTCATCTGCCAACATAGCCTTTTCTAATTTATCAATGATTGCATCACCTTTTGGCATAATAGATGTCGATGTGATTTCAATTTCTGCCACTGATGGTGTACGAATAGCTCCATCTTTTGTAGCAGTTGTATCTGCATCTTTTGTAACGTTTCGTTCGTTTTCTGTTGGGAAAGCAATTGCACTAGCATTTTCTTTCTTTGAATCTTTTGCAACTCTGAAAAGATAAATAAGCTGCTTACCATTTACCGCTTCAATTACTTCATCTGCGAACATTTGTAAATCAAATTTCATTATTTTCTTCCTCCTGTAATCTTGAAATCCAACTCAAGAACACCATGCATCAATGGTGCCCCTGTACTAGAATCCGATAATATCCGTTGGTTGATATTTTGGATCATAAAAGCAAAGTTGTTTGTGTGATTAATCTGTCTAGCTACTTTCTTAATGATTTGCATGATTTCTGATAACTCCCCACGTTTCCTAGGGTTGTTGTGCCATACATCCACAACTTGCGTGATATTGCCTAGAATCATTGTTTTATTTCCATAATCATCAACAAGTTGGCTACTACCGATATAAACATACGGATATGGTGTGCCTTCACACGGAAGGAACGTATCATATACACTAACTTCCTTACTCTTTAACTCTTTTTTTAATTGCACTAGTAACGCACTAAATAATTCCTGTTGCGAATCCATATCATCACCTACTTAACTAGCTTTTTCATATCAGATTTAAAGGCTGGTACTTGTTGTTTAAACGCAGGCCTAACAAAAGGCTGAGCATCCATGAAACGTGTTCCAAACTCAACATAAGGTGCATAATGTGTTGTTGGACCTTCTGCGTATGTGAATCCACCATCACGAGTTTCACCTCTGATACTTTTTTTAGTTGTTCCTATTGTATAGTCCCCTTTAAATACCGCATTGCTAACAGTTTTACTTTGCAATTCTATACCGTTTTGTTTGACTACTGTTTTCACATCTTCCAAAGAACAATTCTTTTTTAGCTTCTTCTGCAGTTTGTCTAATCCTCTTATTTCAACTTTTGCCATATCTACTGCACCTCAGACAGAATAAAAGACTCCTTTGTTCGGAGTCTCCTTGAATAATCAACTTTGTATTTCTTTGTACCGATTCGAATATGATCAAAAGGCTTTTGATAGATGTTCTGTATATGACAAGTAAGGCTACCTTGTCTGATTTGTCCGTATATCTGCATCATAGTTTCAGTTCTTGTATCCATTACGGAAGCCATTACCATTTCTTCTACAGGTGAACCATCTTCATAGTTGCCTGTGTTCTCGTTATAAGAACCTTGCACAAACCTTTGAAAGTAAATAGGTTTATCGTACCTCATAAGAACCGAACCTTTCCTTTATTTTGATTGGCTTGCTCATCTCTCCAGGATCGAATCTCAGAAGAGAAAGAAGAGAAGTCATCATCATTAAATGACATTGACTCCCCTTCAACTGAATGTGTTTGAACGCCCTCAGAACCAATCCTATTAAAGCGTTTGATGGACACTTCAGTAATGATATATTCTAGTTCGTCAGGTATGATTTGGACGCTTAGAAGCGTTTTGAGTCGACTTTCCGTAAGTCTTACAATGGTATCTAGCTTTTCATCATCAGTTTGCAAACCAAGAAGCAGTTTTACATCATTTAATACGGTTGTTGTCGACATATTCAATCACCTATGCCTTTAAATCAACAACTACATCGCCTTTTGAAACTGCTTTATAGTTTTGATCACATTCAACTACAGTACAGTGATTAGTTGCTTCTGCTTTGATATCTGCTCCTTCTTCGAAGTTCTTCCAAGATTTTACATCTGCACCATAAGCAACAGTTTCTTCAGAAGCTCCTACCTTATATTTGAATTTGTTCTTCATAGATTGTAACTGTTCTGCAACTGCAACTTTTGTAGTTCCTGATTCTTCACCTTGAGAAGCAGTCAATGTTAAATCACGTAATGTTTGAGTATTTGCATCTCCTACTGCAAAGTGTGCAATTGCATCTTGATATTCACACATTAAACGTAATCCCATAATAGCGAACATATCAGAAATAGCACGATCATAGTTTCCTTCTACATGGAATCCTAAGAAACCAGTAGTGCTATCTGTAGTATATGAAAGTCCTGCTTTTACAAATTCAGAATCACTTGGATCTACATAATATGCAATGATGTTGTTCATTGGAGTAGCCACTACTGTTTTTTCTGCAACTCGGTCTGTTAAGAATACAATATCTGCTCCTAAGAAATTCTTAATGTATGTTAAACCAAATGCAGTCTGCATAGATACATTAGCTTCTCCTAAATAGCGGTAAGCATCCAATGTGTTGACGAATACGGCAATACCAGTAGTATTTCGTTTCATCTTCTGGAATTTGTGTTTAACATTACCGATTGCCATTGCAATTGCCATTTGCCAAGTTGCTTCATGTCCTACTAAGCTACCTAAATTCAACTGTTTATATAAGCGATCAGTGATGTTATCTTGTAAATCAATACGGAACTGTTCGTCAGTATCAGATACTGCAGCTTCATATCCTTTCTCTGCAATAGCTTCAATAGAGACTGCTTTACGGAATTTCTCGATTCGAATTGTATCGAACACTTCTTCTTCAACTTTGTATTCGCTTAATGGAATAGATTCACCTTCTGCTACCTTTCCATCCTGTAATGTTCCTGTTACTTTCTTTGTTTTTAAAACAGAACCATTTGCTTTACGAATTGGGCGAATGATTCCTAATACATCCAACAAAGCTTGGATATTCTTTCCAAAACTAGTAACAAAATCAATTTCATGTGCTCTAACTTGGATGTTATCTGCTCCTGTTAATCCTGTAGGTGCTGCAAACATTTGTAAGTTCATGCCTTTATAAATTTTTTTCATATGTTAGTTCTCCTTTTTCTATTACTGGAATAAATCCATATTTTCCGCAATCATGCGTTGTCTTTCCATTGGATCAGTGATATTCAAGATTGATTCACGAGTTACCCCCTTGTTTGAACCTCCGCGTTTAGGACCGTTGCCTTTCAGTTTTTCTTTAACTGCTTTTTCTACTTCAGATTCAAACATCTTAACGAATGCATCAACCGCTTTCTTTGTTTTATCTGCATCTTGATTAACTAGAACAGATAAAAGGTCATCACCAACGTTAATATTGTGCTCTGTGCACATTTTGCGTGCTTCATTTGTCATTTCTGCAATCGCATTTTTTGCTTTCAATTCATTCAACTCTTTTTGTACCTTGTCACGTTCTGCTTCTGCTCGTTCTTGAGCATTCATGTCGGCTAAGCGCTTAGCTTCTTTTTTTTCTTTTTCTTGATCTGCTTTCCAACGTGCAAACCTTTTATCAAGAATCGCATTCAAATCTTCATCTGAATACTTCTTTTCAGATGATTTGGCTTTTTCTTGGTTGTCTTGCCCTTCAGTTGATTGAGTATCTTTTGTTTCTGTACTCTCATTTTCACTTGAATTTTCATCCGCAAAAAGTTGTAAGCAAAAAGGTAGTCTGTCATTGAATTTTTTCATATATATTTCCTCCTATTTTTCTGACTTTGCTTGTCATTTCCCATATCTTTTTAAGGCTTAAATGCTTGGCCTATAACCCATACAGTTTAACGACGTGAATGCTTGGTCTTGTTTGGTAGTGTGGATATGTAGGCTTTATAAGTCTTGGCTTTTCCACAAAAAATGCACCGTTGATTACGTACTTCAACGATGCACTCTAGCCATTGATCATAATATTGTCTTTCGACACGCTCCAAATATTTGTGATTACACATCTCTCAGTTCCACACATTCAGGATATGCTTCTTCTGTGCCTTTGCATCCAACTCTGAAGAAATTTATTGCTAATTCTCCAGCAAGATCTAGTCCTGAGATATACAACGTCTTGCTATCTTTATCAGGCTCATAATATCTGCAAAGTGCATCAGATGTTTCGTCGATTGAATTGGCCAATGTCAAAAATAGTACTGAGATAGCGCTGCAGACGATATCTTTTCCTATCGGAGCGTAATGCGCATGGCCATGTACTTCAATCAGACAATCACTTTCTGTCTGTTTAATCTTAATTTTTATCACATAATATCACTCCCTTGCATAATAAAAGGCCACTCGTTTTGAGTGACCATAATTACATCATATTTTTTTTACTCATCATTTAGTATGTTAAAGCGTTAAGAATATTATTCGGTAAATCAACATCTGAAAGGCGGCCTTCATTTTTCCTGAATTCCTCTGAAATTTTGTCCCAGTTCTCATATAAAACTTTTGCGTTTTCCCAATCTTCCAAAAGATTTTCAAAAAAAACTTTATCGTCAGTTATTTTGCCATCTAAAACTGGTTTATTTTTCATAGTTATCAATTCCTTTCTACACCAAAACTATAGCCTTTTTTCAAGCAATATTATAAGTACTTAAGTACCTGATATACAATTACAAAATAATCATCTCTTGCCACAACTTCCTCCTAAAGCATAGCTACTTATCTACGAAACCTTTTTTTGGTTTTTTCAATTCTTCTAGATATTTTGCAAAATCATCTTTGATTTCTTGTGGTGTATCTGGTTTTAACACAGTTACTTCCATATCTGACTTATCCCAGTCTATATAGGGATACCAACTTGGCATCAAATGCATGATCATATTCACCCCTTCAATTTAATATCTACTAATCGTTTGATTTCTTTTGATATTTCATGAGCGTTATTTCCATTTATAAAGCAATCACTAAAAGCTTCAGCTAAAGCTTCTGAGTTATTTTTAGAAGCGTATCCTGAAATGTTATTAAGTAATTCCTTTAATCTATTCCCTTTAATTATACCCTTTGCTCTAAGATTATTAAAGGCTTCTAAGACTATTTTTCCAGATTCATTACATTCTTCCCATGCATTTTCTTTTTGTAAAGTATTTTTATAGTTTACATTTCTATTCAAAAGCACAAATTCTAGAACGTGTGCAGCTTCATGCACCATATCACTTTCAATTGTTGTGCCTTTTATCCAATAACCTTTTCTTACCTGCTCTTTTATAAGTTTGCTATAGGCATCGGGATCTTTAAAAAACTTAGGATTTAAGCTAATGCCGTTTTCACTTGGTCTAAACACCATTGCTCCATTATCTGAAGTTGATATACGATTTACATATTTATTGATTTCTGGATATTGATTTAGCATGTTTCTTAAGCTTTTAAGCGCTCTTGAAACACTTGAGTAATTTAGTTCTTTTACAGACTCGTCTATCTCAATATTAAAATCATTCTTCCATTCTGTGGATAAATCAGCATAACGCTTATCGCTTGATGCTTCCGTGAGTTTACTTTTTACCTTTGACATTAAAAAGCCTTTGCTTTTATTTGATTGCCTTTCTTTCCACTCATCAAACCTTAAACTGTGTTCTCCATTTGCTAAGCCATCTAGCCACTTCTCATACTCCTTGCGGTCTGAATAAGGTGCGAGCGCACAATGACAATTCGGATGTAAAGGTGGAGCGTTCTTGCCTATTTCCATGTCTTTAAGTTTAAAGACCTTGCCATCCATTTCTTTACATAATGGGCACACATCTTTTAAGCTACAGGCTATATATTCATACTCATCTATTCCGTTAGCTTCGTAAGATTCTGCCTGTGCTTGTGTTTGAACTCGTGCAATTTCTGTTCGCAACAATCTTTCTGCATTGCATCTTGATACATCGAATTTCTTTCGTATCTGAGGTATAAACTCTCTAGGATTCTTGCCTTGAATCAATGCACTGGATAGAACACTGGATAAACTGTTTTTTAGCTGGTCTTGATTTACCCAAATTCGTTCTGAAAAGGTTGCGTTCTTAAAAGATGAATCTGCTACTGCTTTGGCCGTCTTCGCATTGTCAATCACTGTATCGCCTAAGATAGATGCATTACGTTTGAGTTCTTCTAAATAGGCTCCTTCTAGCTTATCACCAGTATACGACTTCAATTCGTCATGGCCTGCCACAAGTTCTAATCCGATGTTTGCTTTTAAAAGCTCCAATCGGTTGACTTTCATTGCAAGATTATAAAGTCTCATCTGTTCATTGGCTTCATCTGAAAAGTTCTTTTCCTTTACATACTTCTTAGCTTTTCTTTGATATGCTTTGATATCTATGTTAGAAACCTTCTTTTTGGCTTCTGCCATAGTGATATTCTCTTTATTTGCATAGCGAGTAAAAAAGGATTCGATTTCTTTTTCAACCGAATCCATCATATTTGCATATACTTCTTGTATTTCATCCGCATATTCCTGTTCATCTTTTAAGCGTTTCTTTTTCCATTCAAGCTCACGATCTCGCCAATATGTATTACTGCTCATTGTTTTGTGAATCCTCGTTATATTGGAAGATTCGGTTTTCAGTTTCTACCATATCATGATCATCTTCCTTTTTGATACGTTCCATTTCGGCATTCGTATCCTCAACTGCCGAGATAAACGACAACTGGGTTTCGTGAGATACGATTCCTGATAATTGTGCAGCAGTCTGTGCTTCTTCTAATAAGTTTGCAGGATAATTTTGTGTAAACTTGTATTCAACCTCAAGCCAGTCGTCTTCAGAACGATGTGTGATCGCATTACTAAATAAGACTCGATATCTACGATTCATTCCAGATGTGAACTTTCGCTCTTTCGCTTTTGCAAGGTTTGACATAGAAAGAAGCTTATATCTCAATGCAATACCTGATGACGTTCCAAAGTTCTCATCATTAATATTGGCTACCATTGAGTTTTGGAAGATTAAACGCTCTAATCTGTTGATCAGATTTTCCTGTGTTGCATCTGCATTTGGCTTTGACATGAAATCAACTACAATTCCATCACCGCTTCCATCCATTGACTCAAAGTTAATTGTTCGATTATCACGAATGTGTACCAAATCTGAATCTTCTACTTTCGGACCTAAGATTTTTAAATAGGCATCTGCAAAATAATCAACATCATTTGCTTTTTCTGACATTGCTTTGTTGTAGGCATTAATCAAACTGTATGTTGATTCAAAAATAGACATACGCTCTTCATTCTCAATAAATTCGGTTGCAGGAATATCGTTGAATCCATGCTCTACGCCATTAAATACATGAAGGCCACCTTTATCGTTGAACTCATACTTATATGTTTTATCATAGATATATCCACGCATTACTTCATCAACAATCTGATAAGTTACAAAATATCTAGGTTTTTGAACTGTTGATTCATCATAAACCATGAATCCTTCTCTTGGATCTAAATAAGTGATTCCTAGATTTCCATAATCGTCATTAAAATACAATTCATATCCTTTTCCAAAAACACTACAAATCTTAGATAGTTCTGCATTGTTGTCGTCCTGGTCATTGTATTTATCTAGCAAGTTGATATAATCATCAATTTCTTTTTTCTTAGAAGATACTTTGATAGGAACGCCAATAAAAAAACCGTTGAATGTATCAACAATGTATTTTGCAAAGTTGACCACAACACGGTTATCAGGTTTATAAGATTCTTTATCGGCTTGATGCAAGATAGGATAATCACCAATATAGGCATCATATAGCTTTTTATACCTGTCTGTTATTAATGATTTATGTTTTGTTATCAATCCATTCAACACTTCAATATTAATGATGTCTTTATCGTCAGATAGCTTAAATATCGTATCCGGTTTAATAATGTATGCGTTCATTAAATACCTCCTTTAAATGTCCTTAATTTAACTCGTCCAAATGTGTATTTTTCAACTGCATAACGCATTGCATCCATTAAGTGGTTGAAATCATCAATTGGGCGATTTATTTTGTTTCCTAATCTATCTTCATCCCATGTATAGTTACCAATTTCAGTTATGAAATTAACACATCTAGGATGAATGATGATTTCAAAATCTTGAATATATTGAATCCCATGTGTAATGGAATCTTTTCCTTTTTGTGATTTCTCAACACGAAGACCATAACCCCTAAGTTCATCAATCGACTTAGGTTCTGCACAGTCTGCCGTGAAAGACTTCTTTTGATAATGCACGTTTTCAATCTCTTCATATAGTTTTTTATTGGAAAGACCTTTTTTATAAATTTCATCCCAAACATAAAGTTTCTTATTTTCTGTATCAATGAAACCTATAAAAACTGCAGCAGGGTCATTTGTATAACCGAAGTCAATACCATTTACAGAATCACAGTTGATGACTTGATCTAGTGTAAATTTTTCTTCTTTCCAATTCTCATAAACCAATCCATCAACGATACCCCAATTTCCAAGACCTGCAACTTGATATCGTCTAGGATTTTTCTCCTTCATGTTATCGAACAATCTTAAATCGGCTTCATCTAGCCATTCATTACACTTATAATTGGTTGTGATGGCTAATATATCAGGGTCGTTCTTAACATCAAAGAATCTTTTTTTAAGCCAGTGATGTTCATTCCAAGGGTTGAATGTAATCATCCACTGTTTCCAAAGATAAGGCGGTAACTCACCACGAATCGACTCATCCAATGTATCAAAGTCTTTTTCGCTCGTTATTTCATAAGCTTCTTCGAGCCATACCCAACATAGGAACCCATAATCTACAGTAATGGAAGTTATTTTTAACGGATCATCAAGCCCTCTAAAGAGAATCTTTTGCCCAGTTGGAAGATATGTTGCCTCCAAAGGCGAATATTTAAATTCCCATAAGTGTTCAACCTCTAATCTTCTTGTTGCCCATTTTAAATCCGTGAAGCACGAATCTTTAAGCGTTCGATAAGTCTTACGCACAACTAATGTATTCGATTTATCGTATTTTATCATGTTGTATATGATGCGCAATGCAGTTGTTTTTGACTTCTTAGAAGCACGCGAGCCTTTGCATGCAGCATAACGTCCTCTAAAGTTCCAATAAGACTTATATCCTCTTCCAACTATTTCAGGTAACCTGATAGTCTTAGTCTTCAAGTTCATCTTCTCCTTCGAACTTAGGAACTACGATTTCCGCTTGAACCTTATCTGTAAACAGTGAATATCTTTTTCCAAGTAATTCCGCAGCTCTATTTGCATCAGAAAGCTTTGCGGGAATCTCAACGATTTGAGGAACTTCTTCTTTGACTGTTTTCTTTCTTGGCTTTCCATCTCCTGTATCGACATACTCAGAATGTTCTTTTGTCACTGTAACGACAACAGACTCTTTCATTTCTCGTCGCATTACTTTTGTGAGGTATTCCATGACTTCTTGAACATCTGCTATCTTTACCGAACTGACTTTTTCAAGTTGTTCATCTATATAAGCTTTGACCTTAGCATTTCTTAGCAATTTAGCAGCACACACTGCAGCGGAACTATCCTTTTTAACATTTGGATATACTGCTTTATATGCCCTTGTCGCATTCAGATCAATCAAATACTCGTCTACAAATAGTTTCTGCTTTTCTGTCAACTTAGCCATAGAATTCCTCCTTTCATTATTTTGAAATTAAATATCTGTCTTAATGCCCTTTCCATCCTTTTCTTGGTGAACCAGCTCCTCTTACCCACAATTGATCTACTTCTTTTGCTATTTGTCTTTTTCGACGACGTTGTTCTGAATCTTTATTAGCTAAATCTCGGCTTGTAAGCTTTTGTACTTTATAACCCATAGATTTTGCCCTAGAAGCTATATCGGATAAGGTCTTAGGAATTTCCCTACTTCCACTATCAGCAAATGATGCCCCAGAAAAAGAAAATACTTTCTTCCCTTTTTGCCTATACTCAAATACAGTTCCATCTCCTGTGGTAACAGTTAAACCAACTGTCCCCCCCCCGATTTACATATTGTCCTCTTCCACCCATAAGTAAATTTCCTCCTTATTCATGTATAAAAAAAGCACCTTGAATTAACAAGATGCTTAGATAGTGTTCAAAATTTAAACTGAAATTTTTTAACAAATCGAAAAGGCGCTCCGATTCGAACGGAGGTTTCCTCAGTGCATATCATTTTGTGATATGCATACATCAAAGTGTAATCACCCCTATACGACTACCTTTTCTTATTTTTATTTAACCATAAGCGTTTTACACGGTCAACCATTTTTCTCTCCTCTGCAGTCAAGTTTGTAGCACCTTTTTTTCCGTCACGTTCAGAATGATAATAGCCATGATGAGTATGTGGCTTCATATTTTGATGATCATGTGTTAAATCAATCTGTTTTGTACGTTTATTTGAATTGTCATAATAAGAAATTGATGAAATCTCGTTTTTATCATTCACGTTTGCGTACACTCGCCCTCTGGTCATCGTTTCCATAGGAGTTTTTGCATTACTTGCATTTGTTTGCTTTACAAATTTGATATTACCACTTTGATAAACCGTAGTGTATTCACTCCCATAGGGCTTTCCTTTGTCACTAACACCACTACTTGCTCCTCTACCGCCCATGTTTTCTTGCCCTCTCTACGACTTTGTTTTTATAATAAATAACTTGTGTACCTTTGAAATCATGTTCAATAGATTGGCCGTAAATTAGAATTGCAGTAGGTTTAAGCTTATCAATCATGTAATCTACACCATCTTCCCAAATGGATCTAGCAAATTCATCCTTGATACATCCAATAGTTGAGATTGCTACAACTCCTCCTGGTTCTATACCATCAAAACAGAATGTGTATGTTTCTCTTTCTGCCCAGGAAACAGTTGGAATTACACATATTCCTTGACTCTGGAGATATTGGCCAATTAATCTACTTCTATAGATATTCCATACTTTCATAGCTCTAGGCATATCCATGTAAAGAGAAAAATCTGGTGTAAGAACACAGTCATACTGTTTTAAGACATTCACATATCGTTCGGGAGTGTTCCAAATGCGCTCAAACTGATAATCATCAATAAACATATGAATTCCAGATTGATAATTCTTTGAAGAAATTGCTTCATTGAATCCAATTAACTCCTTAGGAATATGAAGTGTCTTTTTTATTACTGGCATTTCAAATGGACCTTCTGTTTCAAACGGATCATACAAATCTAAGTTGTATTTTTTTATTGTCAATTCTCTTCCTGGCATGGAACACCTCCTTTCTTGCATAAAAAAAGCCAAGACCTCTGTCTTGACATAATTTCTTATAATACTAGTTTACCACGGAATTCTTGTCCACTAGGGGACAAAATGCATTATTCGTAACTTTTTACCTCAATAACTGTATAACTGATTGGATCACCATTCTTTAATCTTACTCGCATTTTCGCATTCAATTTTGATACTAGTGGAAAGCTAATCTCTTTTTCCTTTACTTTTTTCAAAAAATTCTCATCCTCAATATCTGCATTGATTGTTCTTCCAAGGAATTTAAACTGCCATTTACTGTTTCCTAATAAATCAGGCTTCTGAACAGTTAGTACTCCTGTAGCTTCTTGTTCGGTGATATCACCATTTAGTGATTCAACATCAATAGGATTCCTAGTTCTATTTAAATCGTCTTTATCCATTTCAACGGTCTTTACTGTTTTATCATCAGTAACTGCGATAGAGAAGCCTGTCCGCTCATTATCTTCTGAAATTGTTCTTGATAATTCTGATAAGCACTTTTCTATTGAGGAATCTCTTGTGTAAAGATTATATGTTCTGTTATCGATATAGGTTACATTGCCAACACAAGACTTGACTATAGTATTATTCCCTTCATGAATTACTTCTGCAGGCATTTGCCCACCAAGATTTTTCTTCAGTTCAACAATACTATTAAACGATTCTAGGATAGGTGGCATCAACGGAAATAATACAGTAGCCATTTCAACAATCTGCTCTATCGTTATCATAAAGCTACCTTTTTCGATATTCTTTACTTTAAATTTGCAAAAATCATTTTCGCTTAATGACGAATCAGCAATTTTACCTAAAACCGCAACAACACAGTCTAGCGACTTAGATAATGTTTCTATATCAATGTCATTTTCGCCTTTAAACCTTAATGTAAGTGTTTCTTTTTTCATGACATACCCTCTTTTAATCAACATTATTGTACCACCTCTTCTTTTAAACACTAATACCTATATGAACATTATCAACGTCAATTAAACTAATTTACCAATTTCTCTGCGGATATGTTTGTACATTCCGTTCTTTGTATAACCATATTTTTCTGCAACATCCCATGCATTCAGATTCCAGAAGTATAGATCAAACAAAATATTCTGATCGCGCAAAGATAGAAGTTCTATCGCTTTACATTCGTTCAAACGTCTACGATAATAGTTAATTTCTGCCACCTTTTGAGATTCTTCCTCCATCATTCCTAAAGGACTTGTATAAGAACCATGAAAGGTCGGCATAGGAGCATTTGATTTCTCCTGCTCCTTTGTCAACCTAATTGGATTATGACTAAGCCCTAACATTTTATGATTCAGAACTTCAAGTTCCTCGTTTAGCTCAATGATTCGATGGCAGCAATAATTTGCTGACTTCAAATCATTCAACATTTGATTTACTTTTAATTTGTTCATTTTGTCCACCTACTTCTTCTTTGCGACAACTGACCCTCTGTGCCAGGACTCTTCCCCACTACGATATCTGCGTTCATTTGCTCTTTCCTGGTGTTTCTTATATTCTTTTAACTCAAAATTCTCATGCTCTAATTTGATGATGTAATTCGTAATTTGTTCTAAGCATGATTCCATAGAAATAAATCTGGTACTAAACCCTATCAGATCCCATATCTTTCTATCTAAACGAGCACATGCTTCTCTTACAAATTCATCATGAATGTCATTTATGTTTTCGACTAAAAAAACTTTCATCATTCCACATCCTTCAAATACTCAAATTCTTTCAGTAATTCATTCTTTGTTCGTTCAAACTCTGATTCAATTTGCTTTTGTACATCAATCTTAGTCTGTCTGAACCATTTCTTTTTGAATTTTCTGACTGTATCGCGATATCTTTCTTCACTACTATCACACGATTGCCACCACTCTAAATCATGCAGCACATCAACTAAATCTTTCATCATGCTATTTAATTGCGAATCAAACATTCTATCAACGTATTCATCATTTATTCGACAATACATATAGTTATAACTTCCGCCACTCATTTACTTTGTCTCCTCAAAACCTTCATAAGAACTAGCATACATACATCTGTATGTAGCTAATTCCTTTTTCTTTTGTTCCAATTCATTCATTAACACTTCGTTTTGATATTCTAAATCGTTGATTCGTTCTCCAGCAAGTGTCGAATACAGTAATAAAGTTGCGCAAACCCCTAGGAATAAACCTATTAATAAACTAATCATTCTTCATACCCACCTAAATATTCATTTACACATTCGTCAGATTCAAATTCTGCAATCTGTACTTGGTCAAACAAAGAAGGATTTCTAGTTTTCTTCAATAGCCTTTTACTATCTTTTAACAATTTCTTTTTCACCATTTCCGCTTTCTCTTTTGATGTAAATATTCCATATGTACGTAATTCACATCCATATCCTTCACACACATCTTCGTATACTAGATATAGTTTCATTATTTGATTACCTCACAATTGCCTAAAATATCTCCAATTATTTCATTATCATCAATGCCTTTAAAGTATCCTTTTTTCTTCATCTCGTTTAAAGACTTAAATACTTTAAACCTGTATATATCTGAATAGCATTGCAATAGTTCTTTTTCAAATTTAGTTAATTTGTATACTGGCTTTTTGTAAGGACTTGCCAACCATTTAAATCTTTTTATACCACAATCACCTTCAAACACACATTTACTACACATCACACTATTACAGTTTTCGATTTTTCCATTCATAAAAGTAAAACGATTACCTACTTTTAATAAATTATTAAAATAATGATTAAGGTTCGTTTTAGCATTCTCTTCAAAATGCTCATTTACTAATCCTGTAAGTAAATTTATATCTTCTTTGAATTTGTTCATTGCACTTTCCATACGGTCTAAAGCATCTATATATTCTTGTTTTGTTTTCATCATATCCACCTCCATTCCCTCATTTGTGTTTGAATAGCATCAAATAATTCTAAATCAATCCTAAAAGATTCATTGTAATTAGTTAAGACATCAAACGTAAAATCCATACAATCAAATTTAATGCTTTTCTATATGATCTTCTAAATCTTTTTCTGTCATACTTCCATTTCCTCGTCTAAAGGCTTTGCGTTATACACAAACGCTTTACATTGTTCACATTCTTTTATCGGTTCATCCGTTCTTGCATCGTTTAGTCCCCAACAAAATACTCTGTTGTCATTTGGTCCGTATTCGTAATATATAGCCTTTGATTTATAACAATATGAATCCAACTTTTTCCCTCTCATAATTGCTCTACCTTGTAATTTCGTCATACTTCAACATCCTCATCTTGTGGCATTTGATAAATTTCTTTATATTCTTTTCCAAAATAATTCCTCGTACAATTTAATTCATCAATGCGAAACTGATGCTCAGTCATAATAGAAGTTTGTATTTCATCCAATACTTTTAAAGCTTTTTCTTTGGTTGAATATATTCCTAATGTACAACCATTCCCTACAATGTATATTCCAATTTCAAATTGCTCAATTACAAAACGATTAACATCTTGTAATTGCATTCTATTCTGACTTCTAATCCACATACCTAGTATCCCTCTTTCAATCTTTGATAATTAATTTTGTTTTTCTTTTTATATTCTTCAAACATTTCTTCAATCGTGAAAGATAATGATTCTCCAATAGCAATTGTTCTTTCTACAAGACCATCTCCTCTTTCAATTAAATCTGCAAGTACTGAAGCAAGTCCATATACAGAAATATGCTTTTTTTCAAACTGAATTTGTTCTTCATATGTAACATGCGTGCTAAGTCCATATTGATTTTCGTAACTTAATGCAAAATGTAATACATCAATCAATTCTTCCAACACACTTTCTTTATCTACAGGTGCTTGAGTTTTCTTCCACCAACACCACGTATATTTCAATTCATGCGTTAACTCTCCAATCTCGTCAAGTAACGCCATTTCAAGATTTTTAATTCCAATTGTACAATTATGAACTTCTTCGACTTTATCATCTAATCTTCTTTGCATATCCAACATATTTTTTATATAGTATTCATAATTTTTATTTTCCATTTTTATTTCCTTTTCTTATTACTATCATTTAAATCCTTTGTAGCGGTCATAATACCTAGTGACACTGCCGTACAGACAAGATCATCTAACATTACAGATAAAGCAAATTTTATGTTTTCATCTTGGCAAGCAGATTCAATGCCTTTGCGCATACTTGAACGAAGATGTTCAAGTCTTTCATCGATTTCATCAACATCAGAACCTCTAACGCAGTTTATTAATATTGCTTTTGGTGGGTATTTATTGTTTGTCATGTTTCTTAATCTCTCTTTCTAAATACCATTTAGCTTTTTTCAAGTCTTGTAATTCTGTTCCTTTAAATGGAGCACGTGATATATATTTAATTACATTGCCTAAATTAAAATTAAGATCGTGTGATTCGATGTAATCAATTGGCTCTATACCATGAGCACTGTAATGTTGAGGATGATTTACCATGTCGATTTCATCATCAGCTTTTTCTTCGTTAGACTTAAAACAATCTTTTGTTTTTAAACAACTTGTCTCAGTGGCATAAGTGTTATATTTGCATTCGCAACAAGGTAGCTCAAATTCTGATAAATTGCTATATATGCATTTCATACATTCTTTCTCTTCTTTAGGCTTGAAACAATCCTTTGCTTTTAAACGTGCCATTGTTCCAGGCTCAAAGCGATGTTTGCATTCACAACATGGAGCGTCTGATTCGCCTAACCATTCATAATAACATCCATCACATCCTTTATATTCAGTTGTTGGTTGTTCTTCTTTTGGTTGGAACTTATCCTCGTGCATTTGATAAGCTAAACTTACTCCGCCCATTCGCTCCCTGCAGTATTTACATGGTTCATCCAATTTAGATGAATATTCATATTTACATTTATTACATTTGCTCATTGTTTATACTCCTTTAGAACAATTGTGTTTCTACGTTGGACAACATCTTTTCTTTTGCTTCGTTATAAAAGCTCTTTTTAATTTCAAATCCATAACAACTTCTTTTTAATTCAGCACAAGCTCTAAGTGTTGAACAACTGCCAGCTACTGGGTCAATAACTACATCTCCTTCATCTGTATAAATCTCAATCAACTGTTTCAACAGATTTACTGGCTTTTGCGTTGGATGGATCTTCGGTATTTCTTTGCCATCACGCTCAAATTCAAACCAATCCTTAATCATTTTTCCAGTGCCTTTAATTGGCTTTCCATCTTCTCCGATTTGTCTACCATTTCTAAATTTTGGTAATTTATCACGCCACAACACTAAAGCACATTCAGTAGCTCCAACAATTCGCATGTTTGCCTTCAACACCTGCGACGATGATTTTTTCACAAAGAATAACGGCTGCGTATGGTTAAAGCCAAATTGCTTTGAATATTCTGTGATTTCATTCAATTGTTGCCAGCTGCAGAAAATAATCATGCATGGAGCTTGTCCCTTTTCTTTAGGTTCTTTCTTTAATAATCGAGTACAAAAATTGAAGAAGTTGTATATTTTAAAATCTTTATCAGTATCAAAGAATTCACTATTAGCCTTCTTTGATTCTCCGTTTTTATTGTCCCCCCCCACGTACCAATCACTTCTAGATCCATATGCATTTTTTCCAATGTTATATGGAATATCTGCGATGATTAGTTGGGCACGTGGGATTTGATATCTTTTAGCATTTTCAAAGTGATCATTGAATAATTCAATCTTCACTCGATTTTGGTGTTCACTCATTTGGTCCTCCTTAAAACAATGTTTCTTGTTCATACTTTTTACCATTGCACGTAAATACTTTGGATTCATCAAAACATTTAACTAGCTCGTTATAATTGCTTGTGAACGTCCCATCATAAGCAACTCCGTTTATCACTGTATGATAATCAAGATCAATTTTTTCATCTTCGCCTATTCTTTCAAAAACTAATGCGTGCTCGTAATCTATATAAAACTCAGCATTTGGAAACACTCGCTTTATATACTTATCCGCTTCTTTTAATTCGTGGTTTTTGAAGAATGATGCATACCTTCCATGGCAATTATTTTCCAACATATTCTCCAATGTAAATTTCTCCCTTGATGACATAAACATTCTTGTAATTTTGCTTTGTTACCCCTAGAAAATCTTTACCAGGCTTTTTAAAAGCTAGTTTTCCATCTCTCGTACAGTATTTATATTTTCCATCATCACACCTTTGAACACTGTACATAAGTTCATCATCATATCTTTTGGCAATCATTTAGAACGGCATCCCTTCGCCCAAATCATCATTTGCTGGATATGATTGGTAATTTACTTGATTTGTGAACGGTTCTGTTTGTGGCTGCTGCATCTGTTGTGATTGAGGTTGATATGTCTGTTGATACGATTGTTGACTTGCTTGTTGTTGATATGCTTGTGTTTGTGGCATTGTCGCATTGTTTACGCTCAATTCTACGTCCATAACGTAAACGCTAGTCTTATACACCTTTTGATTCTCTTTGTTCGTGTATGAGCTTTTCTGAAGCTTTCCGTCAACTGCAATGTGTTGTCCTCTGAATCCATATTGATTAATATGTTCTGCATTTTCTCCCCACGCAGTACAATCGAAGAAAAATTTATGTTCCTGTCCATTCTTTCCTTTGTCCTTAACCTCGATAGAAAAATTACATAAGCTTTGTCCTGTAGCAGTTTTCTTTAAAACAATATCGCTACCGATTTCACCTGATAAAATTACTCTGTTCATTTCTTTTCAACTCCTTTATACAAATTCAACACCTATTGAATTAGGTACGATTCCTTCTATCATCTGATACATATGTGATCTAGAAATGAAATTCTTTCTAGCACACTCTGAAATTGAGCTATAGACTGTATCGCCTATTCTTACTTTCTTCTTGTTTCTTAAGCCTTGAGTCTGAGCTAATTTGATAACTCTTAGGTTTTCGATTTTCATTTCAC